ATAGTAATGCAAACCTCCCACAATATGCTTGAGGCTGTACTTGGACCTCGAGTTGACGACAAGATCCTTCAAGAGATGGAGAAGAATTTCCCCATCGTAAACCCCCACCCTAAAGAAGAGATCACAAGTATAATGTACAAAGCAGGTCAACGCTCAGTAGTAGAGTGGCTTGTCAAACGACTTGAGGAATAAGTAATGCCGTATGATGCAAATGATCATGGAAGGGTGAATGATGACTGGGCTTGGCGTCAGTTTGACCTAACATCTAATCAAGGTGAATTAGATATCAGCAATGATTGGTTTCTTCAAGAAGCTGGTCTAGATAGAGAGACAAGAAATCGTTATGAAACAGATTTCATAGATGATTTGTACGGCACTCAAGATGCTGTTTTTACTGACGACAGTGGTTCAGGTGGTATGCCATATAATATGAATCATGGTCGCGGTAAGTTACAGTCTGATGGTAGTTATATAGATGCTGATGTTGTTACTTGGGGTCTTGATCTTAGAAGAGTTCCGAACGAGGATTTAGAGGTAGGTAGTAATAAGCATTATGAATGGTTGACTAGAGGACAAGTTGACTGGGCTAGTTATGCTAGTGATGCTGCCTTTAAAACAGCACATAAAAAGATGGATTCATCAGGCACAACATGGGATGGTTCAGATTTCCACGGACTGATGAATAGAGATGAACAGGATGATGCTGATAGATGGAGTGATGCTGCACGTATAGATTTCATTAGAGCAGCTCAAGAACACATTAAATCAGGTGGCAATGAAGAAGAAGATAGTGAAGCTTGGTGGACTGAGTGGGATAATAAATATGAACCACCAGAACCTAGAGATATCGAATCACCTACACATTTACCAGTAGGTGATTTCACTGCGGACATTAGAACAGATGTACAAACTGCATCACCATCATCTCAAAGAGGGTCAGCAGGAAGAGCTGCAGGTGCTGCAGGTATAAAAATTAAAAAAGTTAATCCTAAGAGACCAACAAACATACCATCATCATGGGGACCAATTAAATGAGTGAAACACAATTCCAAACTTTACCACCACCACCACCTCCACAGATAGACTGGTCTTCAATATTACAGCATGGTAATAAAGATTGGTTTGGACATAAAGATTATTTCGCAGCTAGAAAGCAAGGCGTTACTAATCTACAGATTAAAAACTACCTTGATAAAGTAGGTCAATCTAACATGGGAGGTGTTCGAATGAGCAACGTTGATATGGGTAGAGGTGGACATATAGGTGGTGTATATAATATAGTAGATCAACTTGCAGGTTTAGATTCATCTTATAAAGATCAAGTAGCTGGTTTACAAACTCAGCTTGCTGATAAAGAAAAATTTAATCAAAGTTTATTAAGAGATACTACTAATGTATCTCAACAAGCTGCTGTACAACCTAGAAATAAAATGGCTATAGGTCCAAGTGGTGTAGGTCCAGTGATGGATGCTGGGTCATTTGCAAGGAAACCATCTACAGCTGCTGGTGGTATGAGTATAGGTGGTACCAACACCAAAAATAAAAAATCTTTAGTTCAAGGAATGAACATAGGTAATTACTAATGACCGCAAAGAAAAGGTATGACGCTCTCAGAGGATACCGCACCGAGTATTTAAACAAAGCAGATATAGCGGCAAGACTAACACTCCCATATTTAATTCGTGATGAAGAGCAATTCAGAGGAGCAACCCGTGACCTTGATACACCATGGCAGTCAGTAGGCGCCAAAGGTGTAGTCACCTTAGCTTCGAAACTCATGTTGGCATTGATGCCAGTGAACACAAGCTTCTTCAAACTACAGATGGACGACCAACAACTTGGTGAAGAAGTACCACCTGAAGTTAAATCAGAATTAGATCTATCGTTTGCAAAGATTGAACGTACTATTATGGAAGCTATTGCAGCTTCAGATGATAGAGTTGCCATACACCAAGCGCTTAAGCATTTGGTGGTAGCAGGTAACGCTCTAATCTTTATGGACAAGGAGAAGTTAAAGCTTTATCCGTTGAACCGTTTTGTTGTAGATAGAGATGGTAGCGGTAATGTCATAGAGATCGTAACCAAAGAAAAAATTGCCAAAAAATTATTGGCAGATGTTATCCCTGAATATTTACCACCAGAAAATTCAGAGGATACAGAACGTGAAGACGACTGTGATGTCTACACCCACATCAAGAGAGATGGTAACAGATTCATCTGGCATCAAGAGGTGCATGATAAAATCATACCTAACTCTAGAGGTAAGGCACCCCTAGATACTAACCCTTGGATTCATCTACGTTTTAACACAGTAGATGGTGAAGCTTACGGGCGGGGTAGAGTAGAAGAATTTATTGGAGACTTGAAGAGTCTTGAGGCATTGTCTCAGGCACTCGTAGAAGGCTCTGCAGCGGCAGCTAAGGTTGTCTTTGTAGTATCACCATCAAGTACAACTAAACCACAGACCCTAGCCTCAGCAGGTAACGGTGCTATTGTCCAGGGTAGACCTGATGACATAGGTGTTGTGCAAGTAGGAAAGACTGCTGACTTTGCCACGGCATATCAAATGGTCGGACAGTTAGAGAAGAGATTAGCAGAAGCGTTCTTGATTCTATCCATTAGACAGAGTGAAAGGACAACTGCGGAAGAAGTTAGAATGACACAGATGGAACTAGAGCAACAGCTTGGTGGACTATTTAGTTTACTTACTGTTGAGTTCTTAGTACCATATCTAAACAGAAAGTTATCAGTCTTCCAAAAGACTGGACGTATACCTAAACTACCTAAGGATATTGTGAAGCCTACTATTGTAGCAGGCGTAAATGCTTTAGGACGTGGACAAGATAGAGAAGCGTTAGGTCAGTTCCTAACTATGATCTCTCAGACCATGGGACCAGAAGCAACACAACAATATATTAATCCTGAAGAGGTGATCAAACGTCTAGCTGCAGCCCAAGGTATTGATGTGTTAAATCTTGTAAGATCTATGCAAGATATACAACAAGAGCAGCAACAAATGCAGCAACAACAGATGGCACTTGAGCAACAGAAGGTTGCTAATAGTGATCCAATGAATGATCCAACTAAAAACCCACAACTAGCGGAGGAACTAAGTGGACAAGGTCAAGGCCAGCCGCCCACGCAAGGCTAAGCGAGCTACACCAAAAGTCCAACCACCCCTTAGTGCAGAAGATAAGGAACTCTTTGAAGAGAAGCCTAATAAATACGCACCTAAGATGAAGGTTGGCAAACCAACTATCAAAGCACCTGGAACTAAGGTGGTAACAACAGTTGGATTAGGAAACCTTACAGTAGAAACTATCAATGGCAGAAGCACAGACACTAACGTATGATGCAAATGAGCAGCCAGAAGGCGAGCTTAATGCAGAAGAGAAAGAGGCTCTAGAAGTTGGTGAGAAGCTAGCTGAACAACAAGAGACTCTACTTGCTGGTAAATTCAAAGACGCGGAGGAGCTTGAGAAAGGTTACATCGAACTCCAAAAGAAGCTTGGCTCTGAGGAGGAGACAACTGAAGAGAAAGCTACTGAGACTACAGATGAAAAGGTAGAAGAAAAGCCAGATGAATTAGATACATCACTGTTAGATTCATTATGGGAAGAAGGTGTTAAAGGTGAGTACAGTAAAGAGACCTTAGATAAACTAGGCAACACTGACTCTAGGGAGATGGCTCAGATGTATTTAAAATATAGATCTGAGAATCAGAAACAAGAACAGACTTCACTAACTGAAGATAACATTACACAATTGAAAGGTGTTGTTGGTGGTGAAGGTGACTATGATAAGATGATGCAATGGGCTGGTGAATCCCTAGGCGAAGACGAGATCAAAATGTATGATGCAGTAATGGATAAAGGCGATCCACTTGCTGCGTTCTTCGCTGTTCAAGCCCTCGCCTATAGATTCAACGATTCACGTGGAGTAGATGGACAAATGTTACAAGGTAAAGCACCCGCTGAAAAGGGGGATACTTTTAGGAGTCAAGCCGAGGTTGTCCGAGCTATGAGCGATGCTCGTTATGAATCTGATCCTGCTTATCGTCAGGACATCTACGATAAACTAGAAAGATCTAACCTTAAATTCTAATGCCACAAGGTAAAGGAACCTATGGGTCTAAAAAAGGTAGACCCCCTAAAACTACTAAAAACAAATGAGCACAGCCACACTAACTAGACAATCTAATTGGAATAGTTTCTGCGACTGGGTAACTAGTACCAACAACCGCCTCTACGT